TCTTGGATCCCCACCGGCAGGAAGAACGTGCGCCGGCATGCGGCGTTGCATTCGATGATTTCCTGCGTGTAGGGATCCCGGGTCCATTCCGGGTGGGGGAACTCCACCCCCATGGCATCGATCTGTGCCTCAAGGCGCACGACCATCGTGCGCAACTCGGAGATATCCCGAATCGTTTGGTCGTGTTTATCCCGTTCTTCCTGAGCGCGCTTGTCGCGCTCAGTGTCGCGGCGGTTGAGTCGGCTGCTGGCAAAAGCCCACAAACCAGACGATCCAGCGATGGCAAAAGCGCCAGAAACCACCACTACGGATATATACTGACCAAACGACATCGGGTCCGTCATTTCGCTGCACCGCACGCTTTATCGATGATCGCGTTGAGCACGATCACCTGTTGCTTGGTTCCCTCGGTATCCTCGTGGCTGAGTGACACCGGGGACAACGAAGCGCAAAGCGGGTCAATCCCGCCAGTGCCCTTCTGCGTCGTCGTCGAGGGCTGTGCGGGCGGTGCCGACAGGATTGGGCTTGGTGCTTGGCTCACTGGACTCCCGCAGCACGACAGCATCGGCGGCAGTACGAGTGCGAGCAGCTTCAGTTTCGATCGCATTGGCAGTCTCCTGCTGGGCGAGTTCGGTTTGGTTAGTCGCATTACTCGCGGCGAGATCGACCGGGGTAGGGTCCTTCTTACCGAAGAGGCTGGCGAGCAATTTGCCCGCCAGCCCCGCGACGAAGGAGATGATGGAGCCCCACACGGGCTCAGGCCGTCTTTTTGCCGGTCAGCAGATCGACGAGTTCCGCGCCGATCTTGCCAAAGCCGGTATCGGCGACATCGGTGTAGACCGTCTGGACCAGGCTCGAGGCAATGCCTACGACATCGGATTCCAGCGCCGCGATGCCGCCGCCGGTGATATACTTCAGCACCAGCGGGACGGTGTTCGCCAGCACGGCGGCGAACTTTTCCGCGCCGGTCTGCCCGGTCGACTCGACCGCCGAGACGTCATTGGCCACTGCGGTCCCGATATCGGTCTGCTTGAGCAGCGCGACGGCCTGCGCGGCGGTCGACGAGCCAAACGCCTTGAGCGCCGTGGCAGTGGTGGCACTGACGATCGGCGCCTCGGCCGAAGCGGTCTTGGTGAAAAAGCTCTCGATTTCAGTGATGAGCGACATGGGTATTCTCCAAAAGCCCCGCTTCTGCGCGCTGGCGGGGTGGCAGCGGTCTCGATCAGGCGGCCGGCGGCGCGCCGGAATTGTCATTGCGCACGGTCGCGATCAGCCCGCAGACGCAGGACGCGACGATCGCGAATTTGGAATATTGGGTTTGGTTGAAGCCGAGCACCCCGGCGACAGCAGCATATGCCGCCCACGACGAGGGTTGGTTCATCCTCTCAAGCGCGGGGATGATCCGCTGGCCTGCCGCTTTGAGATCGGCGATGAGCGCCTGCTTCACGTTGGTCACTTGATCATCCCCTTCGCGGCTGCCGTGATCATGGCCGTGCGGCGCTCCCAGTCGCCGCCGAAGCGGGGGAAGCCTGGCCGGGTGTGGTAGAAAGCCGCCCGGGCGGCCTGATACTTGTCGATCAGGCTGTTCAGGCCGAATGCGGCGGCGTATTGCTGGATATCCTTGAGCGTCGTGTTGCCGATCCGCCCGTCGGCCATCGCGCCGACGATGTGCTGCAGCGCGACGGCGGCCTCATGCGGCCCAGCGTTGACGCCGAAATCGAACACGCAGAGGGCCAGCGCCGCCGGCATCTTGTCGCATGCCAGCGCCGACCAGAAGTCAGTCCGGTAGAGAGGCGCCACCATGGCCGGTGTCAGATTCTTGATGTCCTGCACCGTGACGGGGTGCCCGACGTAGTGCGACCATTCGCCTATGGTCACCCCATGGTTGGTTGCGCCGCCGGGATCCTGCGGATCGTTCGCGAAGCCGCCTTCGTCGGCCGGCGACAGCAGGATTGCGAGGCACGCGGGAAAAGCGTCGGTGTTCAGCATATCGCGGTCTCAAACGCAAAAATAGCGGAGTCACTAAAAACGTGACTCCGCTATCAGTTTGGGGATGGCGCCGCAAGTGAAACGTGTCAGCCGCCGAGTGCTTTGATCTTTGCGAAGATCGCCTGTGCGTCGTTGTTGGCAAAGATGCAGATCCGTTCGACCCGCGCGGCCATCTCGGCGTCAAGGTTGGGTTTGGCAGCCTGAAGGGCATCGACCATCGTCTGCCAGGATGCTGATGTGCCGAGTGCGGCGCCCACTTGCGTCAGGGCCGCCAGAAGGGCTTGCTGGGTCGCGAGGGTTTGCGCGGCGGTGATCGCCGCTTGGCGGGCTTGCAGGCTCTCAAGGGTCTGCTGCTCGGCCGCAGACAGTGGTGTTGGGGTCGACGCAGGGGTAGTGGTGGTATCGGCCATTTGCTCTTCTCCTTCAGGTTGGCCAGGGCGCGCTGTCGATCTGCGCCATGGTTGTGATCGTGCCGCCGGCGATGCTGGTCAGGATGCCAGCGAGCGTCTGCCACACCGATTGCGAATAAATGCCCACCGCAGTTGCGATCGGTGTGATCGCAACTGCCGGCAGCGGCGTGACCGTTCCATCGTTCGCCACCCAGTTGGTCGTGGCGTTGGGATTGAGCGACGCCCACTGCTGGAGCGCCAGCCAATCGGCAAGTGAGGCGGCGCTGGCATCAGAGGCAAGACTTGTCGTGCCCCCGGTATAGGAACGGGCCACCGACTGAATCGCAGAGGCCTTGCCACTGGCATAGGCGGACAACTCGGCGATTGTCGGAGCCGGCGGAGCGTTGTGGACATAACCGGAGGGGGTCCATTGCCACAACCCATCAGCCGTCACATCGGCCGGCGGCGCAGCATCGACCGTCTCACCGGTTTGCGCTTGCAACTGAACGTGGGCGGCATCGGAGCAAATACCAGCGCGAAGCACGAGTCCCGAGATGCTGTCATAGACAAGATAGTTCATTTTTTTAACTCGATGGTTGTGATTGACATATTGGCACACCGAGCCTGTGTGGTGAGCAAATTGGCAACCTCAAGGGTCAGCGTGCGGTTGCCCGCCGCCGGGCTGATGGTCATTTCTGCAAACATAGAAGTCGTGGTAGAGGTCGTTGCCCCAACATAGATTGCAGTTCCGTCAAGTTTTAGAGTTACGTTAGCCTGTCCAGACGTATTAAATTGCGTGCCAAACAAAACAATAATTGGAGAACCGGAAGCGCTTATAGTTAAAGTTTGTATGGTGGATGTGGCGTTGCCTGCGATGTTAGTCTGTGCTGATGTAAATGAATTGTTAACATTGCTTATTGCGTTATTAGCCACGTTGATCGTGTTGACCGTGATCGACTGCAAGAACAGCGTGCCGCTGGTGGCGTCGTAATAGAACGGCGTGATCGTCGGGTTAGCCGACGATCGAATGATGAACGAGGCAGCGTCGAAGACCACCGAACTGGTTATGGTGTTGCCGCTCGACGCATAGAGCACCATGCCGGCAATCGCGCCGTTGGCATTCACGGTCACGCCCCAGGTGCCATAGAGCGCGCCGTTCAGCGATGCCGTGGTCGACTGCAGCGTGGTGATGTTGGCTGAATTGCCGCCCACCGTCGAGGTCAGCGTCGAAAGCTGCGAGGCGGTGGTGTTGATCGAAGTCGTCAGCGACGAATAGTTGTTGCTGACCGTCGATGACAAGCTGCCCAGGTTGGTGGACAACGTCGAGATCTGGGCCGCCAGCGCGCTATTCTCGCTGGCCTGGGCAACGCTCTGCGCGGTGATCGTGGCGTTGATGGCGCTGGCGGTCGCATCGTCGGTATAGGCCGTGCAGATGGTCCCAGATTCGACCTTGAGCCGGCGCCATGCTGCATTCGTGTTGGTCCAAGCCCCGTTGCCCCAGATATCCATAACGCCGCGCGCATAGGCCACGCCGCCCGGCGGCGTTTGGTTGGGGATCTGCACCTCGGCCCAGTCTTGCCCCGCTGCCACTGCCGCCACTGCGGAATAGCCAAGGTGGCCATGGCTGGAATCGAGCCATTCGATGTAGAATCGAACCTGTGCCGCTGTGCCACTGTTGAGGGTCAAACCCCCGGCGAATAGTTCGGCCTGGATGCTGAGCGGTCCGGTGCCGCTATAAGCGACATCCTGATACCAAAGGACGCCGGAAGCGCTTGATCCGGTGGGTGTTTGAAAATAATCGCCCTCGCCATAGTTCCCGACTTGGGCACTGATCGCGGTCGGTCCCCCAGATGTCCAACCCTGCATGCCAAGCGCGCCGGTCGGGTTTTGCAGCAGGTTGGGGTTGGCATTGGTCGTGGCCTGCAGCGTCGCCAGCGATGCTGCGGTAGCGGCATTTGCATTCGCCAGAGCGGTATAGTTGCTGCCCACCAGCGCGGACAGGCTGCCATAGTTGGCGTTCAGCGTGCTGATCTGCGAGGACAGGGAAGAGTCCGCAGCCGCGCGCACGGTCGTCTCGTTGGAGAGAGCCGCCGCCGACGCCGAAGCGTTCGTGTTGACCGTCGCGGCGAGCGCCGTAACCTGCGACGCGAGGGCGGAGGTTGCGTTTGCCTGGGCTATCGATCGATTCTCGACGGTGGCATTGATCGCGCCGGCGGTCGCGTCGTCGGTATACGCGGTAGCGGGCTGCCCTTCTTCAATCTTGAGCTGCCAGACATCCATCCCGGCGCTGTTCGCGGCGAAAGTCGTGCCTGTGACGGCACCGAAACGAACCACATAGTAATTGGCATTGGCGGGCGCTGCCCCCGTGGCCGCCTGTCGGTTCGTCGTTTGGGTATTCAGCGCCAGCGGTAGGTTGAACTCGCCCAGGTAATTGCCAGAGGCATCAAACCATTCCACGCCGACGATCGCACCACGGGTGTCCCCTGTCGTCGCCGGGATTAGACCGTGCGTCTCGTACATCCCCGAAAGCGTCAACACCTGCCCAGCGTAGGTAGCATATTGGATGCTCGACAGGACATCCCCGGCAGCGAGGTTGGCACCGTGAAAATCACGACCGAATACCCCTCCGAGGTCTCGGTTTGTGTACCCCACCCAGCCAGATCCAGCGGGGGCGACCCACGATGCCAGGCCCAGCGCACCGGTCGGGTTTTGCAACAGATTTGGACGAGGGGTGGCGTAAGCCTGCAGGGTGGAGACCTGCGAGACCAAGACCGAATTGTTATTCGCGGCGGTAGTCGCGTTGTTGCTGACGGTGCCGGTCAGATCGCCGAGATTGACCTGCACGGCGCTGATCTGAGCCGCGAGCGCGCTGTTCTCGGTTGCTTGGGTGGTCTGATTGTTCTCGACCGTCGCATTGATCGCGGCGACCGTAGTATCGTCGGTGTACGCGGTAGCCACAGAGCCATGTTCGACCTTGATCTGCCAAACATTGAACAAAGCCGCCGACGCAAACGATGTGCCCGGCGGAGTGAACAGGATCACCCGGCCCGACACGGCATTGGCCGGCAATGTCCCAGTGCCCGAAGCTCGGCCATTGGTAGCCGTGTTAGGGCTATAGGCGATGTCGATCTCGCCGAGATAGTTCACACCGGAGTCGTAAAATTCGAGTGCAACGACGGCGCCCCGACGATCGCCCGACGTGGGCGGAGTGATGCCGGCGCTCTCGATATGGGCGGAGATCGTAAACGGCCCCGGCTCCATCGGGATGGGGTCGCTCGTCCACGCATCGTAGCCCCCGTTGGTTGGTGTCCCCGAGTAGTTTTTGCCGAAGATATACCCCACCGAGGGGCTGTGGTAAGACACCCACCCCGACGGTCCGCTCCATCCCTGTGTCCCCAGCACCCCTGTCGGGTTGGGCAGCAGGTTTTGGTTGGGTGTTGCATAGGCGGACAGCGCCGAAACCTGCGTTGCCGTTGCGCTGTTGGCATTGGTCAAGGTCGCCACGTCATTGGTGACCTGGGATGACAGGGTGTCATAGCTGGCCTGGACGGCTGTGATCTGACCGGCCACACCCTCAATTGCATCTGCGCGGGCCACCGCTTCGCTGGAAACCGCAGCCGCCGCCGTGTTGGCATTTTGGGTGACGGTCTGGCTCAGATTGACGATCTGCTGCGTCAGCGACCCTTCGGCGGCCTCGGCGCGTGCGACCTCCGCAGTGGCAGCGCTTGAGGCTGATTCCGCCTGCGAGGTTGCCGCCGTGGCAGCGGACTGGGCCGCCTGAGCCTCCGAGACGGCTTGCGCGGCTGCGGTTTGCGCGGTTTGCGCGGCTTGAGCATCGGAGACGGCTTGGGCGGCCATGGCCTGGGCGGTTGCGACTCCGGTGGTCACAGCGCTTTCCGCCGCATTGGCGATCGACGTCGCATTGGCCAAAGCTACTGCCAATTGGTCGGCGGTCGTATTGCCGATCGCCCCGGCGCTTCCAGCAGTCGTTGCCGTCGCAGCGTTCGCCGCGCCCGTGGTCGCGGGAGATCCGGCCACGGTCAGCCACTCGCTCATGATGTAGCCGTCGGACCCATAGGTGGCCTGATACGCGATCTGGACATCGTACTGTGTGCTGGCCGCGACGCCGGTGATGTTCGCGGTGATCGTAGCATTCGACAGCGTGATCAGGGGGTGATCTGTCCAGTTCGATGCCCCGGTCACCCGATATCGCACGACCAGGAAGGCATCGCTTGCGGCATCCGGAGTACCGCTGATGACGAGGGCCGGGATAGAATTTCCCGACGTATCGGTGACCGCGCCGCCGGCAACCGACCACTTCGCCGAGGTGGGCGCCGCGATGGGGGAGGGTGGGGGTGTCGCGGCGGGCGGGGCGGGCGGTAACGCAGCGTTCCCGTCGGCCGGCAGCCCGGTAATGGTGACGTTGCAACCAAAGAGTGATTCAAGGTCGCCGTTAAGGCGCGACGACACGACGATTTTGACCGCCGAGTACCTCGCGAAGTAGGTGACCGGCAAAACCAACTCGTTTTCAGTCCAGAGCGCGCCCTGTTGGTAGACCTGATTTCCGTTCTGGTCGAACACGGTGACGACCGTCTCTTGGTAATATTCCGGCGCGACCGGGCCCGAGGTCCAGGGCAGTGCTTGCCCATCCTCGAATGTCCGATTGCGGGTGGACCAGGTGATGGTCAGGTTCGTGGCGGTGCCGATCGGCTCAGATCCAAAGCCCACCCCGTTCACTTGGACGTTTGCCGGCCGCAGGGGCAACCACGGGCGCGCGGTCATGGTGATCTCGTGCGGGGTAGCTGCTGCCAGCGCCAGCACGCCCTGTGAGGTGCGCGGCAGCAGCTTGTAGGTGACCTGCTCACCTACCGACCAGATATTGACGCCGTCCGTGTTGTTCAGTCCGGCATTCAGCACCCAGATATTGGTGCCTGCCGGCCACGCCTGCGGAACGGTGTCGAGCATCCCGCGATTGATCGTATAATTGGTGCCATCGGTGGATACCACCTGGCACATTTCCTGCGCACCATCACCGGTGCCGATCAGCAGAAAGCCCCCGGCGATCGGCGCCCGCGCGGTATCGGGGAACACCGTCACCGGAATCAGCGTGGTGGCCTCGGCGTTCAGTGCCGGCGAGGGCATGCATTCCACCAGCGTCTTTGTGCCGAAGTTGGCCCAGGTGGTCGCCCCCGTCGAAAGCGTCGTCTCGCCGTAAAGGTCGAACGACACATAATCCCTGTTGGCCGCGTAACCGACGGCGGCGGCGAGCACCTCGGGATAAGCAAGGCTCTGGATCGACGTTTGCAGATTTGTGTTTGTCTGGAAAAAGTAGGGCAGTGTGAACAGGTCAACCAGCGGAAGGTCGGTCGGCGCGGTGCTCGGATTCGTCCATTGGCTCGATGTTGGCGCCGACAGCGATGCCGGGGTGAGGGAGAAGATATCGCGGGTCAGCGAAATTTTGATCGCCGGCGAGTCCAGGCTTCCATAGTCCACCCGGCCGATCCGGAAGACGCCCCCCACGATCCCGTTCTCGGGATAGTTGATCACGATGCAGCTACCCGGCACCGACGCCCAGGCCGAACGATCAACCTCGATCTCACAAGAGTCGAGCGGGGCAGAAACCATGCGACATTCGCGCGCAGCTAATTTTGCTGCGAGGGGGGCATTGCGAACCATGGAAAAATTGCGCTTGTCGCTAACAATCTGTCCTTGCTGCATCGCGATGTTCGACGGGTTCTGGCAGGAAACGCTTTCCTGTTGCTCGGTGACTGGGTTTGTCCAAGAAACGACGATCTCATTGATCGTCTCTGGCCACTGCTTTTTTTGATAGTTGGTCATTTTGATCTGATCCGGTCCATAAACTGGAAGATCAGAGATGGCATAATCACCGCGAATTAACTTCAAGGACAGCAGACCAGTCTTAGGGTCCAGATAAGTCACACCTTGAATGTGATTGAGAATATCATTTACGAAATCCTCAATGCTTGATTCGACTTTCCAAACCTTCGATAGCCCAAGCGACTCTCCAAACAAGATCGACGCTGCATAGTTGAAGGCCGCCGTGTCCAAGGCCGCCGCCGGGTAGCCCATACCCCAGTCGGTGTTGGTGAAAACGTCATAGATCATGAACGCGGGGTTGGCGTCATCGCCAGGATAACTCGTGAAGGTGTAGACTTCCGGCCCGAGTGAGAAGGTCATCCCGGTTTCCGGTACTTGCTCGATCGTGAGCGTGGCGACGCCCGCCGACGGGCCATCCTGAAGTCCGGAGTTGGCGTCGTTGCCTGGCGACCCGAAGGCGGTGATGTCGAAGAAGTAGCTGAAGCCGGCGGTGCTGTTGCCCGTGCTGGCGCGATAGGGATACTGGGGATCCGCAACCGGCTGAACGGCGTTCACCCAGGCATTGCTGGTGTTGTTCTCGGTGACCGTGATGACGTTCCCCGAGGCCGCGGCTTTGAAAAACTGTGAGCTTGCATTGATCGCGTTGGCGGCATGCGAGGCGGCATCGGTGGTTGATGCGCCGATGCCCGCAGCATTACCGACGATGTTGGCACCGACCATCGCGCGGGCGATCGACGCCAAGATCGACGATGTGGCTGGGGATCCTGCGCCGGAACTGGCTGTGTTGGTCGACGTCGTATCTGCGATGTAGCCGCTATCGAGGGCCGCCGGGATCCGCGCGAGTGTTTGATCCAAAGCCGGTGCTGGCGGGAAGCGGTAGCCGCGGAAATCGACGTTCTGCGCGATGACCGGGTTGTTGGACGTCCACAGGAAGCCTTCGCCAGCCGTCGAGCCATAGAACAGCGCCGTTGCGACACCGCGATAGGCAGGCATGCTGGCGGGGGTGCCCCCCAACAACGTCGCGAAGTCCGCCGAAATAAGCTGGTCTGGCGCGCCAGGATACCAATCGATATTGCCAACCAGACCCCCGCCAATCGTGTTGCCGCCGTACAGCGTGGGTAGATTGATGTTTATGGTGGTTTTGGTGGTTGCTAGACCTTCCCATGCGGTTTTATTGTTTACATAAACGCCGGTCAGGGCATCCATTGCAATCGCAATGCCAAAATGAACCGACATGTAATAGTCGGTAACCTGTTGGCCACCACTTTTACCCATCGCGCCCATTTACTTGTCCTTAGCTCGATTGACGATGTTTATTCCAAGCTGATCGCCTGTCGCCAATAGTTTGCTGGCCGGTAGGCCGTTCTTTACAAAGTCCTTGAAATCAAGGTTGTGGTGCCGCGCCCATTTCCGCATCCCGTTGACGCAATAGCCGGCTTTGCGGGCATCGTTGATGGTGATGATCGGGTCGGTCTCACTTTCCACCGCTACCTCCACTCGTGGTGTAGGTGTTGGTCGATGCCTGCCCATACCAGAGCACGTTGGGGTCCATGATCCGCGCCGATCCGAACAGCACATAGACCGGCTTGTTCGCCGATGCGGTGGGGGCTTGCAGGTCTTGAACACCTTGCGGCGTTTCGTTGTGGGGGGCGATTAGATAAGCGATGACGTCCAGCGCCACCGAAATCAGAACGCCGATCAACCAAACGGGCATAGCCGAACCTCAACCAAAGTTGTTCACAATGCCGATCGGATTGACCAGCGGAATCCATTGGCAGCCGCCAAAATTATTGATATTTTTGAACACGTTCTGGCACGTATCCGTCGAGTGATCGCAACCGAGGGACAGGTGCAGCGTCATGCCTGCGCTCAACGTCGGGCAATCGCTATCGAGGCAGATTTGATTGGCATTGTCGATCGTCAGGATCATCCGGTATTCCGTCCGGCCCGCGGCGTTGGTCCAACTGACGATGCCGTTGACGAAGTTTCCTTGGGCAAATGCGCCATTCCATCCACCCGGCAGCGCGATGTATGGACCAGATACGGACGTAACTGCCGCACTGACGGTGAATGCCGCCTGCGATGCGTTGCACAAGCCGTCGCCCTGGCTATAGACGGCGTGCGGGCAAGGGCGTCGCAATCCAGATCGCATCATCGACGTCGAGATCGGTTCACAGGTCAACGTGATCTCATCATCGTTGATCGCCGCCGACCGAACGCGCCCGGGCCAGATCAAATTGGCGTTCGAATCACCATAATGACCCATGAACACGCTAATAGTGATTGCGTTAGACGGCGGATAACCGGTGAACAGTTCGAGGATGGAGAGAGATTTTGACAGCTTAATATCGATCGCGGCCTTATCAAGTGAGCCGGATGCGGTGAAAGCGTCATCGCTCAATGGTGCGGGGACATAAGTTATACCATTATAAACGATCGGATCTTCCGAAGTCGTATAGGCATAGGTATCGCTTACATTCGAGCCATAGGTAAAAAGCATCAGAAGATACGGAATGGCTTCTTGCCGTGAGGATTCGATGTCTCCGAAAGTCACGCTATTTCCCCGGCGAAAGATCTTGCAACGATATAACGGAAAGCTGCGTTTGCGCAACGCTATCGGTGATCCACTCACTTATAAGTTTGTCTGAGGCAAACCGATGGACCGGCATCCACGAGATCGAGGTGACCGTGTTGTCCAGCGCCCGCGCGAGCCCCGCTGCAGAGTTCGTCGTCGCACCGGCCGGGCTGCACAATGCGGTGGCCCCGATGTTGATCTGCGCGAAGCTGCCGTTTTGCCCGATGCTTGTCACGAGACCAAACTGATAGCTGCCGTCCCCATAGGCCGCGCAGAATGCGTCAAAGACAGTATCACCAACGAAGTCGGTATAAAGGTCGCTTGGGGCCAGGAAACTCGTGGCCCCGGCCGCGACCGGTGCTTGAGGGATGATATCGTTCTGCCAGGTGGGCAACAGGAATTCGCCGAGTTGCCCGTGCAGGCGAAAATACATGTCCTCGATCGCCACCATCTGCTGATGCGTCATCGCCAGGTACGAGGCTTGCTGCGCTCGGGACACGAACGAGATCGGGTTGAAATAGGCCAATGCGCCATAGCCGTAATCGACGGTCTCGTAGTCGTTCGAGAATGTGACCTTGGGGTTCGTCATCCAGTTCGGGCGCATGAGGAAAACCTCGCGGCCATTGAATACCACGGGCGCCGCAGCCGGATTGGTTTCGACCTCGGTCAGCGGAGTCACATTGAACGTGATCGATCCGGAGACCACGCCGTCTGTCACAAGTTCGATATCGACGGTGCTGGGGAACCGTCCCTGCAGCGCAGGATACAGCGACGTGCCCGCCGGGATGGCGGGGGCCGCACCCACGATGGTGAAGCCACCAACGGTTGGCGCGACGTCGATAAGGAATTGGTCTGCGCCGGGTACGCGCGCCGCGACAACCCCGGTAAGCCAAGGGGGTGTGGTCCCGGTGGCGATGGTCCCGTTCGTCCCTGCTGCTGACCCCGTCGTCACCACGGCGCGGCGGCTCTCATCCGCGACCAAGATATCCTGGCCGATATTGGCCTTGAGCCATCCCATCATCTGCCGGGTGTAGGCGGGCATCGTCAGGAAATCGAACTCGAGGGTCTTGCGCGGACGGAGTCGTAGCCCCCGGCGCTGCTCTTTTCCTGAGCGACTGATCTGTACGGTCGTCCGATATTCCCGGGTAACCTTGAGCGATGAGGACCAGTTTACCCGGCCGGGAAACAGGGGAAGGGTCATCAGCCGAGGGCCTTCTTGATCGTCCGAGAATTCTTCCGGAAGTGGTTGACGATGGCTCGCTCACCGTGCTGCGTGGCCAGCGCTTCGGTGAGCATATGGCCAGCATCGATCGCGTTGATGATCTTGAGGTTCGGCGCGGCGCTCTGGGCAGAGGCCATCGTGGCGGCAATGTTGCCGATGTGGCGGGGGCTGCTGTTTTTCAACACCTCTTCGCCCTCTTGCAGGATCGTCGGATATTCGTCCGGGGCGACGCCCGCGATACCGCCGTCGTGCATTCGCAAGGCGCCGGCAAACGCTGCAGGGCTGATCGAGCGCATGGCGGCGGCGCGGCCAACGATTCCGCCTGTGTGCATGACGGGCGCGGCGATGGTGAACGCATCCAGTGCGCTCGGCAGACCTGATGCAGAAATGGAGCCCAACTCCATACCACCGCCGGCCACAGCGCCCCCCGCGCCGCCCCCGCCGAGGATCGATCCCAAAAGGCCGCCCAGCCCCCCCAGGCCGCCGCCAGACCCGCCACCGGCAGCCGCGTTGACGCCATTGCTCACGCTGGTCCCGATCCCCAGGGCGTTCAAGCCCTTCAAGATCTCGGTCTGCATGATCATGTCCGCAATTTTCAGCAGGAAGTCGCTGGCAAACTGCAGGAACGCATTCCGCATTTCGCGAAAGATATTCGATGCACCACGCAGCCCGAGCGCGAACTGCGCGACGCCTTTGGCGCCGGCGTTGAACGTACTCACGAGGCCGCCGGCGATGTCGGAATTCACCTGCTTCGAATCGATCAAATCAACTTTCAAGTTATTGATTTGATTGTGAATCGCCTCAAGCTGGGCGACAGTTTTCTGATCGCCGATCGCCTTGAAGTAGGCGATGGCATCGGGCAAACCCGCCTTGAGTTGCGCGCTGAGATCCGCGATATCCTTGCGCGCGGACTTGATTTCCCCCTCGTCACCGCTCTTGTAGCCGTCGGTCAGCGCCTTACGCGCCTCGGTCAACTGACCACTCAGACCGCTCATGCTGTCGGCGTTCTGCTTGGTCAACTGACGCTGGAACTGCGAGGTGTAAACCTGCAATGCCTGCTGGCCCAACTCGTCGGTTGGGTTGCCAGCATGGTCTAAATTCCAGACACCCTCAGTTCGCAGCCGGTTGGCTGCCATTTGCGGCGCCGTGAGACGCTGGCTATTCTGCGTCGCCAACGCCTCCTCGTTCTGCAACTGTTCGAGTTTTTTGCGTTCCTCGTCGCGATGTGTGTTGTCGAATAGCTGGCCATAGGTGCCCGCCAACTTCTCCCGCTCGCCAGCCCCCCAAGTGATAGGGGCGGCTTCGCGGCCCCCTTTTCCGCTCTGTGAGTCCGCGATGCGTTTATCGAACGAGTCCATCTGGCGTTGGATGAACAAGTCGCGCGGCGACATACCGAGGGCTGCGGAATCCGCCACCGCCTTGGCGATCCCATCCGTCACCGACTGGTGGAAAGCGTCGATTTCGCTGTCGTTCTTCGACTGGGTCTGGGCCTGCTCGGCGGGGGTGGGAGCACGACGGAAGCCCAGCACAGCGCTGGCGGGGAAACTCTCTTCAGATACCTTGCCGCCAGCCTGATTGCCCCCAAGCACTCGCACCCGGTCGCCCTGATAGCCGTCAAAAAAGCCGACGTGCCCGTGTGCGCCAGCCCCCTTCAGCACCACGATGTCGCCAGGCTCCGCATCTTTCGGTGTGACGTTGGATCCGTATGTCAGAAAATCGCGCGCAGCGAGGCTGCCCGTGCCCGGCGCACCATTCTGATGCAGGATCGCATTCACGAATGCCGCGCACCACGCGACCTTTTCCGGATCGAGGGACTGACCGGACGACGCAAAGAGCGACTCAAGCCCGCGCCGGTCTTTGTGCTCGTCATCGCCGACATACCGTCGCGCGGAAGCGAGGTATTGCGCGCGGTTGCCGTCCTGTGCCTGCTGCACCGCCGAGGCGCCATTGATGTCTGAAACAGCCCGATCATGGAGCGCCTGGGCCTGTGCGAGTGCTGCGGCTTTCGCTTTGGGATCTGTGATCGCGCCGGCCTTCTGCTGGGCCTGCTCAAGGTCTTGGTCGGCCTGAAATACAGCCTGAGCGCGCTCAGCCTCAGCGCGCAGTTCGGGGATGTCCTTCTTCAGGTTGTTCAGCGCCTTGCTGAACTCGTTCACCTTGTCCGTCGGGATTGACCCGCCGAATTTATCGAAGCTGTCGGTCAATCCGAGTACCGCCCGATCGGCATCCGTCATCGTCCCGCGCGCGGCGTCCATCAGCGCCTTGTTCTGCCGCAGCTTGTCGTTGGCATCGCCGATGTTGCGACCCCAGGCAATGAAACTTGCGCCGACGTTCTGCGGCAGGCCGGCATGCTGCACGAGGTTGTCGATCGAATGGGTGTACTCGTCGGCCGACAGCTTGCCGCTCTTGAGTTGCTCCGTCAGTCGTTGGACCTGGTTGATCGTCGCGGTCGGCGCGTATGCAAAATCCTCTCTATCCGAGTGGTTGATGATCGGCCGACTTACGAGTTCGTTGCGGGCATCCTGCAGCTTGACCTGCTGGCTGACCAGTTCGGTCTGCGTGAGGTCGCCGAGCTTCTGGCGGAACACGTCGGCCTTGCCGCCGGCATCCGCCCAGGCCTGCTGCACCTTGTCGAGTTGACGGTTATGCTCGTCAAACGCCTGCGTCATGTCGCTGACGCCAGAGACCACTTTGCCGGCAGCCGACATGGCGACGAACGCGATGGCGCCGAACAGGAGCGGGATACCGCCGAGCGCCACGCTCAGAGCCGTCGATGCGCTGGCCGCCGCCATCAGGGCTTCGCCAAGTTCGACGATCTGCGGGATGAGGGCATAGAAGAATGCGCCGATCCGGATCGCGACGAACGCCTTGAACAACTCGAACAAGGTGCCGAAATGATCGAGGCACCAGACAAGGATATTCGTCAGGTTGCCCAGCGCGCGGCCAAGGTTCTGGAAAAACTGCTGCCCCTCATCCGAACGGAAATAGGCGTTCAATCGCTCGAGCCCTGCGGCCAGCGCGTCCATGAATCCGGATTTGGCTACGGTCTCTTCGGACTCCTGCAAGGTGGTCTGAAAGCGGCCCCACTCTGCGTTGAAGGTCCGCAGCGCAGCAGGTAACCGGTCCTGAAAATGCTCGCGCAGCTTGTTCGCGAACTCGTTCATCACCTTTTCGTTGGCGGCGATACCTTCCGGACTCCGCTGCATCTTGCGGAATTCGTCGTTGGACAAACCAAGCGCTTCGGCCATCGATCGCGCGGCGAACGGGATCTGCCGCAACACGCCATTGAAATCGCGGGCATCAACCTTGCCCAGTTCGACCATCTTGTTGAAATCGAACAGCACCCGCTCAAACTGTGCGGTCGTCAAGCCGGCGACGCGGCCAGACTCAGCCAGCGCGGTGAACAGGTTGCGCGTCGTGCCAACGGAGATATTACTCGCGCTGGCGGCAAGAGCGAGCTTTGCATATTCCGAGGACAGAGAGGTAAGCTCGTAGCCCAGGCGCTCGGCCTCGCCACGCACATAGGTCATTTCCTGCTTGGCGGCGCCCTCGTTGCCATTGAAAGCCGCGACGAGTTGCCCTTGGGCCTGCTGCAAGTTTGCTGCGGTCTGGATCACCGCACGCAAGCCCCCCAGCGCGCCCTGCAACCCGACATATGCCGCAGCCAGGCCGAGCACTTCGCCACGAAGGCGCTGGAACAGGCTCAGCGATTCCCTGCTCGAATTGGCTGCCGACCGAGACGCCCCGGCCGCCTCAACTTCAGCGGCCATTTTGGCGCGGATCGCTGCGGCCAGCGCCACATACGACTCCCGGGCGCGCGCCGCGAACGTCATTTCGACCTGATGCGATTCCCAATCCAGCGCGGCCATCGCGGCGCTGGCGCGGGAGGCTTCCGCAGTGGCCCGCAAGGCTGCGGCGACTTCTCGCTCTTTCTCCGCGAGGACGCCCAGACGATTGGGGATTTCGGTAACCGAATTGCGCAGCGCGTCGTAAGCCGCCTTGGTCTCGATCACGCGGGCGCGGGCCAACTCGAACGCGCCAGACTGCTCCACAGTCGCCGTTCCGGCCTCGCGCATGGCGACTGCCAAGGCCCGCATTTCGTCCTGCGCCTGGCGATAAACGAGGTACTTTTCCTTGGCCTCAGCAGCCCCCGTGAGGACAGGTGATGAGACCCCCTGCACAGGGCCCTGACGTTCCATGATCGACCGCAGTTCGGTCGCCGTCTTTGCGGCGGTCTGCATCGCCGTCGCGACGGCGTCAGCGTTGAGCGCGACACCGCCGAGCATATGCGATGCTGCGTCGCCTGCGCCCCGCAACTCGTCGAACACCGTGCGCGCCTTGGCCAGGTTTTCAACCATGGCTTCCTGCGCGATGGCCGCCTTGCGGCTTGCGTTCTCCGCATTCAGGGCCGCCCGGGCATTCGATCCGATTTCGGCGGTAAGCCCGGCGTATTGCCGCTCAAGCCCGGTAACCGCCGACGCGCGCGATGCTTGCTGGCGCTCGAGGACGGCCTGCTGTTCGACCAACGGCAAGATCGCCTGAAGCTGCTCGCGATAGCTTTGGCGTTGCTTCTCAGACGCATTGTCTGCCCGGTTCATCTGGCCGACGAGTCGATTGAACCCCTTGGCGGCTGCGTCGATCTGGATCTGCAAGCCGAGGTGCTGACGCTCCAACTGGGCGGCGGCGGCCCGCTCACTTTCAAGCGCAACCTTGACCCGCTCGGACTCAGCGACCAGTCGGCTACCGGCTTGGGCCAATTCCTGTTGCTTGGCGCCGGCGTCGGCAACGCGGTCATTCGCAGACGCGACGGAGCTTTCGAGGCGCTCCATCGCCCCCGATGCCCGGTCGATCTGGCCAACGACGGTTTCGAGCGCCTTGAGCCCCTCGATCTCACGCGACAGTTTGTTGTAGGCTTCGCCGAGGCGCCCGAGTTGACCATCCGATTGCTGCGCGCTGTTCCCGACGTCTTGCTGGACGCCCGACAGGATTTTGAGCGCCTCGGCAACGGCGTTCACCGCCTTGGTTGCCTCGTCCCGCGCCCGGATGACCAGTTCAATATCGCGCTGGGACGAGGCCATAGTTCAGTCCTTCATCAACTTGCTGATTTGCTTACTAAATACGTCCCCACCCTCGGAAGAAAACAACGACGAGACGGCCATTTGCAGAAGGATTGCCTCGGTCACCGTCTGGCGGTTCAGCCTTTGGACGACGAGGTCACATTCTTCATTCAGCAAACCGAGGGGGTACGTGGCGGCGGCAGGGTGGCCGTTGGCCAGCAACAGGCTGACTTGGCGGCGAAAACCCCACAACCAGGTGTCGAGGGTTAGAAGCTCCCCATCGTCACCCTGAGACTGTCCAGTACCCGAATGACCATCTCGCCCACTTTTTTTACGCCGCCGTGCCCTTCGAACGTGAGCATCGCGATCTTTTCGAGCGCCTCCAACTGCGCAGGCATCGGCAGAAGGTCGACCAGATTGACGTCCGGCTCATCGGCGCCAGCGGCAACGATCTGTCGAAAAGCTGCGGGAGCCACCTGGGCAATGGCTGTGATCATCACGGCGGTATCGGTCAGCAGACCCGGCACACCGCCTTTCGAGAACCTGTCGAACAACAGGGCGAGAGGCTCGAAATTTGCTTGGACAATGGGTTGAATGTCGAGGAAGCCGAGCCCCCGAACGGAGAATGATTCCCCGTTCAGGAGTTCGACCTTGTCGGTGCGGCTTGTCAGGTGCGCAAGTCCCACGAGCCCGCTCCGATCAGACGCCGATACCATCGACAAACATGAAGGTGCTAGCGCTGCTGAGCAGCAAGACCTTCAAGTCGAAGGTGATCTCGGCGAACTTGTCACCAATCGCGTCATAGGTGCCGTTGGGGACCAGCTTGACCCACGGCAGATACCAGACGTCGTTCGAGCCGGTGCTGTTGTCCGAGATATAGCGCACGGCGCCCTCCATCGGCTTGGTGCCGGCGGTGACCCGCGTCTTGGAAACTGCCAGGAGCGAATAGCCGACACTGAGCGTTTCCCCAGACGTGATCGAGCCGCCAGGAAGGGGCTGAATGCGGGCCATCGTATAGTCGACCAGGTAATCCACGCCTTCGACATACGTCGTCGTCCCGGCCCCGTTCTTCACCACGGGTTTGGTCGCGGTGCTGAGCGACTGGACGCCCACCGGGTTGGCGCCGCCGGCCCGGCCGAGTTGATAGTAGGCACCGAGAAGCACCGGGCCGATCTGCTCCGGGGCGATAGCGCCGGCCGCCTGCGTGATCGTCTGGGGACCACCAGAAGCGAAAAGGAAGCGCGAAAGCTGGTTCGCGTCCACGTTCTCGCTCTGGATCTGGCCCGATGCGTCCGCCTGGATCGCAGCAGATTCATCCATCACCTTCACGCCACCGGTCGACTGGTAGTGATCGGTCTGGGTCGTCTTGATCGCGACGTTGAAGCCCTTGCAGTCGCCGAGGAACATTTCGCCTGTGAGGCTCTGCGTTCCGG